CTATTATAGAAAAAGAAAAAGAAGAAGAAAAAGAAGATAGTTTAGATTTCAGCGAACAAAAGTTCGCTGACATGCGCAAACTTTTTGACAAACGAAAGGCTAAGTTTATAGAGTCTGTTGAGCCGTATGTCGCAATCTACGGAAAAGAAATGACGGATGCGTTCATAAGTTATTGGACAGAGCCGAACAAGAGCCATACAAAGATGCGCCATGAACTTGAACGGACTTGGGATGTGTCGCGCAGGTTGAGCACATGGGCATCTCGCGATAGGTCGCATGAAGCACCGATGACAAGAGCTAAGAGAGTTGTTGAGGAGCAGGCGCGTAAAGCAAGGGAAGAGAGGCAGAGCAATACGGACGAACTGATGCGTAAACGTGACCAGTGGACGAAGCAGTCAGTTAGCCTTGAAGAAGCGCGTAATAGTGAAGAGTATCGTAGGGCAATGGCAGAAGCGTAGTTATGAAACTTGACAAGATTTATAACGAGGATTACGAGGTTTGGAAACCAGCAAAAGGGTATGAAGAGTTTCTTGAAGTTTCAACATTTGGAAATGCAAGACGAAAACCTCATTCTTTTATAAAAAGCAATGGACGTAGATGCACTGTGCTTGCTTGTAACTTAAAATTATGCGCAACAAGAACTGGATATCTATTAGTTAATGCAAATGGGGGTAAATGTGAGCAAATTCACAGATTAGTTGCTCTAACATTTATCCCTAATCCAAACAATCTACCAGAAGTCAACCATAAAGATGAAGATAAGACTAATAACAAGGTTTCAAACCTTGAATGGTGTACGCATCAATACAATTCTTCTTATGGAAAACGTAATAAAAAGATTAGCGAAACGCTTTCTTGTACTCATCCATCAAAAAGGAAAATACAAAACAATAATGGTGATGTTTTTAACAGCATTGCAGACGCAGCAAGGTGCGTGAATGGTTCTGCGGGAAATATTGTAAAGTGTCTAAAACAACAAACAAAAACTGCTTATGGTTACAAATGGGAATATATCATTTGAAGAAATGAAAGATAAAATCTTTTGTGAAGATTGCCTAATCGGAATGCAACGAATACCTGACGGAACGATTGACGCAGTGATTTGCGATTTGCCGTATGGGACGACCGCCATCGCTTGCATCAAGGAGCGTCGGCACTTCATCGGCTTCGAATTAAACAAAGAATATTACGACAAGGCTTGTAAGAGAATCAAGGAAGAACAACAACAATTAACTCTATTCTAAGGATTAACTATGACAGAGAAAGAATTTGACCAGCAGGTGTGGCGTAGGTTCGATATGGTCACACTTGACACAGGTGTAGAAACGACGATTATGAACATTTGTTTTGCGACGCGCAGTGTTCGTATTTACATTAAAGATTCGCCAGCCGAATGGGTGCAATTCAATCGAATCGAATCGCACAAGAACAGATTTGGTGGAGTCTCGGACGATGTAGCCATCATCGAGGAACTACACAATAAAGTTATTAAACAACAAAACGAGATTGAACGGCTTAAGAATGAACGGCAGCAGTTGCAGGAAAAAATCAGCAAGAACTATTGCAAGGAGCTACTCGCTGCGGTGAACGTAATGGAGCAAGGATTGCGCGAGAAGAAGCACAAACTTGAACAGGTAGAGAATGGGCTGAGTTTAATTGCAGCGTTAGCTGAGAAAATAAAGAACGAATAAACGTATTAAACTATGACTAAGAAACAAGAAAAGGAAAAACTTGTCGATAAATATTTCGACATGTATCGCAAGCGTCAAGAAAAGAATGGCTGGGACGCAAACGACTTATTCGATGTGGCGTATTGGTTTGTCGAAGAGACTATCTATACACTTGCGGATATGGATATAATCCCAAAAGAAGATTTGCAAGAGCGAATTAAATACCATTTAGACAAATTGGTCGAAGATGTGTTTAGGCATATTCGCTTGACGACAGAGAAAACAGAATAAACGGATAGAACTATGGCGAAGAAGAAGAAACGAATGGACGATATGGCGTATGAGTTGTATGTCCAACTGAAGCGAGCAATTCCAGATGGCGCATACATGCCTTCGACAATTGGAGCGATAGAGTATCTGCTTGCAGACATTCTGCTGTGGCTTGGTCAGGATGCGAAACAGTCGAAAGCTGCCCTTGATGTAATCGGCAAGGATGTTCTTAGAATAATGTTCAAGCAGAGAGAGATGTGTAACCAAGTAAACTGAGGACGACATGGAAGCAAAAAAGAAGAAGCAGCCTATCGTTGACGAATTGGAGGATAAGATATCATTGGAACTGCATTACCTATCTGTCCTGCAGAGTGCCATAAAGGATAGGGAAAGGAATAGTAGTTGTGCAGAGCTACATCGCTCGTTGAACTATATGCGCTACATAAACGAGAAATTAGAGCAAGAGAACATGATGCTTCGCAGGAACATCCGAGAGAAGGATTACATGATTGAAGAACTAATGAAGGAGAGGACGCTTGATGGATACATGGACGCAGTGGCTACAGCTCTCGCCATGTTCCCGATATCCAGTGTCGGCATTGTGGAGGAAGCGAGCGGCATCAGGCGTGACACAATCAAGAAGGCTGCCGAAAGGCTTGGAATTGTATTCTCGGACGACGATAGGCAAGAGGCTCGTCAGCGCATGAAGGAATGCGGCATCGGGGATATCGAGAAGAGAGGCGGTAAAAACAAGAAGGAAGTGGAGATGCTTGTTAACGGCAATGTCGTAGCAACATTCGGCTCGGTAAGGGACGCATGTATTGCGACAGGCAAGGCAGACACGACGATTATCGATAGGCTAAAGTCAGGAAAGGTTGTGAAAGGAGTATCGTTTCGATATAAAGGAGAATGAGATATGGCAAAAGAAGAACTTGAGTATGGGGCAGTACCGCAGCAGGAGAGAATAATCCCAGAAGGAATGAGTGCGTGCATAATGGACTGGAAAGACGAGCCGAAGAAGACGTGCGTAGTGTACAACAAGGACGGAGTGCCTGTGTTTAGGGTTCGTAGCAAGAGCATTGCGTACATTGGAAATAGATTGTGGAATTACTTTAGCAATATAACAAAGGAGGAGAAATGACAAAAGAAGAAATGACAAACAAACTTGTGCGGCTCGGGAACATGATGAACGAGGCGCGGGAGATTGTAGAGGAGATGAAGAACGAAGTGAACGGAAGGGTAGTCGCAGACTGCCCTGACATCAGCATAGTAGAGATATTGCCGCACTCGACTGCTCGTAGGAGATTCGTCAACGCAGCAAGGCGTGAGGGTGTGTACAGGCTAAAAGACCTGCTGTTATACACGCCATCCGAGGTGATGATGTGGCGTAATGTAGGCAAGAGATGTATAGCAGCCATACAGGAAGACCTGCAGAAGCGGTTCGGCATTAAGTGGGAAGAGTGAGAAATAGTTAATAGTTTAGAGTTAATAGTTAGGAGTTATGATTAAGTTTATTTTAGGTGTTGTTATTGGCGTAATATGGGGAGTGATATCGGTTCTCATTATATGGGAAGAGGATAGAAGGAGAAGGAATCTTAATGACGAAGACGCAGATGACAATTGAGGATATTATAGCCAAGCAGAACGGCAAGAGCCGCAGCAAGCCGCACGACGAGGAGCATCATATCCAGTGTGCTTGCGTGAATTGGTTTCGGTATCAGTATCCAGAATATCACAGTCTGCTTTTTGCTGTCCCAAACGGAGGTGCTCGCAGCAAGGCAACAGCAGGCAGGCTGAAAGCAGAGGGCGTGGTGGCAGGCGTGGCTGACTTGTTGTTGCTCGTGCCGTCAAAGGGGTATCACGGACTCTGCGTTGAGATGAAGACGCGCACAGGCAAGCAGGGTGACTCGCAGAAGGCATGGCAGAAAGAAGTGGAAAAGAAAGGCTACAAGTATGTAGTCTGCCGCAGCCTTGACGAGTTTATTGAGATAATAGACGAATATATCGAATAATAACGAACAAACGATGACAAAAGAAAAGAGCATGCGGCTGCAAGAGGCAGCGCTCATTAATATGTATAAGCAGGGAGAGTTGGAAGTAAGAAGACTAACGTCAAGAGGCGAGGTAACGAATAGGACATACTCCAAAATAATTTACCACTCAAAGAAAGTGTGAGAAATAAAAGTTGAACACAGAATTAAACAAGTATTTTTGTGCATGAAAACATTGCTTGGAATAACGCGGAAGCCTGACTTGGTCGTTCATAAGGACGGAATGATAGAAATCAAATCACGCCTTGTTAAGCAGCTTGCGATGAGGGAGGGAGACATCATAGATGTGATGGTCGACAAAGGGGAGTTCTATCTGTTCGTCCGAATCCATAACGACGATGTGGTGGGAAGCCATTGCGGGCGAGTGCGCTCGTCTAACAAATACAAATACTTCTCCCACAACTTCCGAGCGCAGTCGCGCAAATTGGCAGACGCAATCATAGAGGCTGCAGGGTGGACGGAAGACAAGCCATTGAGACTTGCTGCAGGCGAATGTGAGGCGTTCGATGAAATAGGACTTGCTGCGCCACTGATTACCAAGCGGCCATTATAAGAGAAGGAAGATGATTAAGGAGATTAAGTATACAGGATTCACGGCTACGCCATCGGACTATGAGTGCCCAGATGGGGAACTTGACGCGGCGATAAACTTTGTGCCAGAAGATGGCGAGTTGAAGCCAGTGCAGAAGGGGGAAGAGGAGTTCTCGGTAGGTAATAACGCGGAGAAGGTTTATATCCACCAGAACAAGTACAAGCACTATATTATTGTCTATAATAACAACGGCTCGCTTAGTCTTGCTTGGCGCGATGATAGCGACACGGCAACGATAACATCAATAACTGGTGTTACGTTTGCATCAGGCGAGGAGTTCGTGGACTATGCAAGCGTTGGCAATACAATTATCATCACCACAAACGAGCAGTTCTATTATCTCATTTGGCGAAACGGAAGCTATGACTTCCTCGGCAATAGCATCCCAGAGGTCAAGATGGCATTTGCGCTTGATGGCGAAGTGGTCGGGCATACATATTCTGCGACAGAGATGGAATTTGTTACGCCAACAGGAAGCGGCACATCGGAAGAAGAATGGACTCAATACGAAACAGATACATTCTCATATCAGAATGTCCCCGGTGGCGCACAAACGAGCTGGCCTTATTCTAATTGGGAAGAGCGCGAATGGACATTAGAAGCTAATAAAGATTATAGGTTCTCTAATGGCACAGACCATAGCAATATGAACTTTGGATATATTGTTCAAGCATGGGATGGCACAAGCTATAATAATGGGGAAAAGGTGTGGGTAGATATATTGGGGCATTATGAAGACCCAAGAGGTGCGTGTGTATCTACAAGGCGTACAACAAGCGGATATGTAAGAACGCCAAGCGTTACATACACATGGATTAGGGTTGCAGCATACAACAGAAGAAACACGACAGAGAACATATCGTTTACGCTCGAGATTTATAAAGGTTCTGAAAGCAGCGCAAGCTTTAGCAAGGTTATAAATAAGACGCAAGATAACCTTGATGCCTTGCTTGGAAAGATGCAACTCTTTATGAAGACATTCGCAACAGAGAAAGAGCGGTTTGTCTATCCATTCTTTGTTCGATATGCAGTAAGGCTTTACGACCAAACGTATGGCTATATCTCTGCCCCAATACTTATGCTCCCCAATACAGGCTATGTGCCATTGTTAAATTACCATGCAGCGACAGAACAAAGTCAGCAGATAAGAGCCTATGCCTTTGTTGCCGACCTGCAGTATGCCTTCCTTAGTACGTTGAGCGAAGGATGGGTAGATATCATTGACGGAATTGATATCTTCTTGTCGCAGCAGATATATCCGTATTATCAAGACCCGAGCCTTGATGCAGACTATACAGACACAAGTTTGTTCGTCTATAAGATGCTGCAATGGGACACAAATAATACTCCTCCGACAGGTATTGATATTAACGAGATTGAGCCTATAAATTATGGAGATTTAAGTCTTTCGCAAGGAGCGTATATAAGTAATGGTTATCAGGAGAAGAATTTATATCAAGTCATAAGAGACCAATTTAACTTTGGTAATTACAGCGAAACTCGTCAATGGAATGTTGTGCAGATTGCTCCATATAGTTTAGAGAAGATTAAAGAGAAGGTAGAAGGTGTTAGTAACTATTATTTGGTGCATAGCCTCGACTTAAAAGACATACCCAATAGTTCTGCTACAACGCCAACAGCATTCCAGACGTTGAAGATTAAGGACGGCACTTTGTATAGTGATAGTTTTGTAAATCGCACTACGCTTGACGAAAACCTCTTGACGTATCGCATACAGAAGACAGGCAACTTGTTCACATATAACAATCGCCTACACTCTTACAATGCTACATTCAAGTTGCAAGACCCGACTCCGCTCGAACTGCAAAACGGCTTGCATTATCCTTCAACAGAATATGCGCCAGACGCAAATCATCCGTCGAAGGTATATGTGTACATAAAGACTACGCAGGGCGAGAAGATTGTCGTAGAGGATTATTGCAAGTTTGGGTCAGGTTCTATGCCTTGGTTCTATTATCCTGACCGCAGAGCGTACAAAGCGCAATTCTTTGAATGGGATACAACGCAGGTTACACCAAGCTATGAATTGGTGCTTGAACTTCCGCTTTTACCACACGACAAGTTGTCCGGTGCATATTGGCTACATAAAGAACTGCACGAAGATGGCTCATGGTGGACAGAATCATGGGACTATTTAACTCACGTAGATATACCAGTATTAGATGATAACTCCGACATGTTGACAGAGACAAACATCGTCTATGTCAGCGAAGCAGAGAACCCATTCGTATTTGATGATAGGCTTACCGTGCAGATAGGCTGCAACAACATATACGACCTGAGCACAGCGACAAGGGCACTCTCGCAAGGGCAGTTCGGTCAGTTCCCATTATATGCCTTTACAGATAATGGTGTGTGGGCACTCGAAACATCAGGCACAGGAACGTATGTTGCCAAGCAACCAGTAACGCGAGACGTATGTATCAATCGGGAAAGCATTACGCAGCTTGACAACGCTGTACTCTTCTCTACAGACAGGGGTATAATGTTGTTAAGCGGCTCGGACTCTATCTGCATCACGGACAATATATTCTCCGACTCGGAGTTCAAGCTAATTACGCCAAGCCTGACAGATGTAGTGGACTTACTGCCGCATCTTGACAGACTGCTCAATGCGAGGGATACAAGCAACAACCTTTTGTATCCAAGCGTCACGACAGCATCAGGCATTGTGCCATTCAAGAAGTTCCTGCCTGCAGCGCGTATGCTCTACGATTATGTTCATCAGCGCATCATCGTCTATAACCCCGACAAGAGCTACGCCTATATCTATTCGCTCAAATCAAAGCAGTGGGGCATGATGGATTCCAACATCATGTATGGCATTAACTCATATCCCGAGTGTCTTGCCGTTGATGGAGCAAACAAGATAGTCAATCTGTCTGCCGTGCCAGAACCGACAGCAGGGCAAGCTATACCAAGCGTGAACGGATTAGTCATTACTCGTCCATTGAAGCTGGAGGCTCCCGATATACTAAAGACGATAGACACTATAATACAGAGAGGACAATTCAGGAAAGGAAGCGTGCAGACAATACTCTATGGCTCGCGTGACTTGTTCCATTGGCAGTTGGTTTATTCATCACAAGACCATTACCTGCGTGGATTTAGTGGAACGCCATATAAGTACTACCGCATCGTCCTCTTGACAAACATGCAGAAAGATGAGAGCATCTTCGGTTGCACGATACAATTCAACCCAAGACTGCTCGACCAACCAAGATAAATTCTGTGGTCATAATAAATACAATTAATGTGTTAGAAGCGCTTGCCTGTGAAGGTAGGCGCTTTTTATATATATAATAATGTGAAGAAAAAGAGCAGAGCATAACTGCCCTGCCCATTACAGACGGAAGCATCCTTCGGGGTGCTTTTTTTGTGTGTCTAAAGTAGAGCGAAGTAGATGGCTCTAATCGTTGTCCTGAGCGAGACGGATAAGCGTGTCCTCGATTGACTTGATTTGAGGCGCGGTTAAACTCATGTCAACAGAACTCAGTTTAGGCACAATGAACTCAATTATTTTTAACCATATTTGAACCCTGTCCTTCGGGTCAAGCGCTGCAAGGTCACGCGCTATGTTGGGGCGCAGTCCTTCTGCTATATCATTCAGTATCTCTCTCGTTATTGTGGTGGCCTTGTTCGGTGTTCCCTTTTTCCTGCCACCAGACTTGAAACCAACTGCCATAATTATTCAATTATTAAAGTGTGTAAAATAAAACTCACAGGCAAAGGTAAAGCCTTATTTTTGCGGTGAAATTATAAATTACACTAAACAGAGAGATTATGTTGGGAACAATTATTAGCGCAGCACTTGGCACGATGGGTGGCCTTGCAGGAACTGCAGCAAAAGACTCAGCCATTAACGATAAACTGAAAGCATTAAAAAAGCTTGGCGACAAAAACGACAATTGGTATAATAGGAGATATTATGAGGACTCTACGCAGCGTGCAGACGCACAGCGTTTGCTCTCTCTCACGGAGGAAGCGTTGAAGAGGCGCAATAAAGCCGCAGCAGGCAAGGCAGCCGTAATGGGCGCAACAGAAGAAAGTGTTGCCGCAGAGAAAGAAGCGAACAACGATGCTTATGCAAATGTGGTTGGGCAGATTGCCGCAGCAGGCGAGCAGAGAAAAGAGAGAATAGAGCAGCAATACCAAAGCAGGAAGAATAAGCTTGACGATGAGTATTTGGCAACAGAAGGCGAGCGTCCGGGCGTGTTTGACTATGTAAGCGCAGGTCTTGCAGGCCTGCAAAATGGACTCGGCAAGGGCGGTGGCATGAACGGAAGTGGCATCAGTGGAATGGTCTCAGGAATCGGGAAAAAGTAAGGAGGATATTATGGCTTGGTATGAGAAGGTTTTAGGGCTTGAAGACAAGGACAAGCGCCAAGAGGAACTCGACGACATGTATAATGCGGCTGGCACTACTCAACAGCCGACAGAGCAACAGGTCGAAGAGGAGAAGGTAGAAGCAGTAGCACCTGCAAGAGCGGAACGGAAACGAGCAGGCGAAGATGTTTCGGGCGAGCAACACGACCATACAGACCCACTCAAACAACGTGTGGGTGTCGTTCCTGATGATATAGCGAATCACGATTCTAACAAGGGCACTGAGAATGACAATGTTGAGAGTGAGCCGACAACCACAGGTGGCACGCAGAATGGCGACACCTACAGAACGTTGGAGGATATCGCCAAAGTTTTCCAAACCCGAGCAGATGAAGAGGAGAAGGAATCGCAGGAAAACGAAGCAGAGCTAAAGAGAACGGCAAAGCGCAGGATGTTGCTTGCAGGCATAGCTGACGCAGCAAACTCATTCCACCAAGCATACGCCTATGCTCGCGGCATCAAGGCCATGAACGACAACAAAGGCTATGCAAAGGAAGTGCGCAAGGAACTGCGCGAAGACTTGGACTGGCTGCGTAAGAACAAGGACAGAGTGCTCAACTATCGCGCTAAAGCGGCAGAGATAGGGAAAGCGATTGAATCGTTGAAGAACAAGGAAGCCTTGATGGAGTGGAGAACCGCAAAGCTACAGGCCGACATAGATAAGACTAATGACAAGGCAGCCCTTGAATGGAAGAAGGTCGAGATAGACGAAGCATACAAGAATGGCCTTCTTACGATAAAGCAGTACGAATTGCTCGACAAGCAGGTGCGCACAAAGATAGCACAGCAGAATGCAGACACTGCAACAGCAAGAGAGAATCGTATGAGTCAGGGCAGCACAACCACGACGACGGAAGACGATGGCACAGGCCTAACAACCACCAAAACGCAAGTAAAGCAAGTTGGCACAAGCGGCGCATCAGGCAATAGCGACGCAGGCACGAGCAATACAGGTAAGAAACCTCTCCCAACCGCAAAGAAACAACTCCCACAATCATAAACACACATAGGCATGCAGGACAATATATCAAAGCTATACGAAGCATTGAAAGACTCCTACGAACTTGGTAGCGAGGACAACTTTAGAAACTATCTTAGTGACGAGAACAAACGAGAAGCGCTTAGAAAAGAACTCGAAAGCGAATGGGAAGTAGGCGACTCTGCTTCCTTTACTCGTTATCTTGGCTTTGATGAGCCTGAGCCACAACCAGAGCCGCAGCCAGAGCCGCAGCCCGAACCAGCGAAAGAGGGAAAACCGAAGGCAGCAAGGCCAAAGGAAAAGGTGCAGCCACAGCAGACAACCGCGCCAATCACAACGGAGAACATTCCGTCTGTGCAGCAGATGATGGACAATAGGCCGCAGCTACAGCCTGCATTTATAAGCGAGATAAGCAAAGATACAAATAGCAAGCGCGTTATCAAGCCAAAGGTTGAAAGAGCACCTATCGGCAACTCGCCATTGACCGCACCTGTATATCGTGACTTTATGGGAAACGAGTACGATGCAACGTCGCCAGATGTCCAAAAGGAGGTCGAGAAACAGACGCGACCTGCCGTAAACAAGAAGGGTCAGTTCGATTATCACGAGCCTACCCTTTGGGAAACGACAAAGAAGAGTATAGGCGCAGGCTTCACAAGGCTTGGTGTAGGCCTGCTTAATACATTGCAGCAGCTATCGAGCGCTACACCTGTTGACCCACTAACAGGTATGCCACTCGTGGATAAGTCAAGTCCGACTGGATATAGACAAGCGCAAAGCTACGAAGAGCAGATAAAGGACAAGAACAATCCTGTAACAAGAGCGATAGAGAAAGGCGAAGCGTATGCAGAGCGTCTTAGTAAGGAGTCACAGCCGAGAAACGGCAAAGGCTTCCTTGACCTGCTTTGGGACGGAGAGATAGGCAACTTCTTACAGAAAGGTATTGCTACGGCAGGCGAGTCCCTTCCTATGACATTGTCTTGGGCAAACCCATACACGGCTACGCTCAACGCAATATCAATGGCAGGAAACAATTATAGGCAATACACACTTGAAAACCCCGATGTGCCCGAATGGAAACGTGCATCTATGGCTATCGGCTCTGCAGCAATAGAGCAAGCTGTAGAAAAGTATTCAGACCCTGTATTTAAGTATGTAGGTGGAACAAAGGTGCTTAGAGGCGCAAGTAAAGAGGCAAGTAAGGAAATAACGCAAGATGTTACCAAGAACGCTACCGAAACACTTGCCAAACGAATATACAACGCATTAAAGAATGTTGGAAAGGATGCTGCAGGCGAAGGCGCAGAGGAAGTTATTACAAACTTTGGAAACGATGCTCTTGGCGAAACACTTGACCTGCTTGGCGGCGACAATCTCACCTATGGCGTAAGGGCGCAATGGGAGAAGATTAAGGAAGAGAACCCCGATGCAAGCCTTGCAGACTTTGCAATGGCAAAGGCCAAAGAGAATGTAGAGTCGTTTATTGGCGGTGCTTTGGCAGGTATGTACACATCAGGCACAACGCAGTTGTCGGTGAAAGCACTGCAATACGGGCTTGGCGGCAATGTAAGCGAAGAAGAGATAGAGAGCAACCCAACTGCAACCATAGAGCCTGCTGTTGTTGACATCGCGCAGTCGTTTGATGATGGCTACACGCTTGAGGGTCAGGAGAAGAACGACGCGAAGAACAAGTACGAGTATGAGAGACAGCGCATAGCGCAGATAACCACAGAAGAAGGCATAGCGTACCTTGACGAGAACCCACTCGAGGCACTTGACTCCGCGCTGCATGATGAGGATTGGAGCGAAGAGGAGAGGCAGGCTGCACTTGACTACGTCAACGCAAAGGCCACATACGACGGCATGATGCGTCACGTGGAAGATGATATTGACGGCCAAATAGCCGAGAGCGACAGACTTGTAGGAGAACGCACACATGCGGACGGCATGATACACCCTGTCACAATAAAGGGCGACAGGAAGGTGTATATCGTGGACGGACGACTGGCGCAACTTGCAGACGGCTCTGTTGACGTGCAGAACAGCGAACCAACATTGATTGTACGTAGCGAGGACGGAAAGGTTGAGTACATTTCTCCGAGCGACATCACTTCGGTAGATGAATCCATAGACGCAGAAGAAGAGAGACAGACTGCAGCGCAGGCCATACGTGAGAGTGTGACACAGACAGCTACAGCAGAGATTGAAGGTACACTGCCATTCAATAATGGCGACCAATACAACGTGATAGACGATGAAGGCCTGCCACACGTAGTGACTATTATAGATAATGGTCAGGCGCAGGATGGCGCTATCACCATAGGTGGCGGCATGATGAAGGTGTCGATAGACGGAGAGGAACTCGACATGACACGTGACCGCATACAGGAATGGGCGAACAATGCCAATCTTGCAAGGCTTGCAGAACATGAGCAGGAAAAGCAACAGGAGCGCGAGCAGGAGACTGCGCAGGGCGATAACAACCTTGTAGCAGGCGCTCCTGCTGAGTACACACAAGGCTTGAACATCGTAGTGCGCGACGAAGACGGCAACGAGGCAGATGCTGTTGTCGGTGGCCGTGTACGTTACGAGGATGGTGAGTTTGTGCCCGACGAGAATGGCAACATGATAGAGTACCTTGTCGGTGATGAGGTACGGCACGACTACATTGACGACCTTAACGAGAAGGTTGTAGGATATAGGGCAACGGAGGAAGAGACGGGTAGTGAACAAGCCGTCGTGGAGGCAAGTCCCGAACAGACTGGTGGAAACGAAGCGACGGCTGCTACTACCGAAGAGCCTGTAGCAGAGACAGAGCCTGCCGACACGGACGCAATGCCGATGAATGGCGAAGAGCCTGACTTCTTGGCTACGACACCTGAGAGAGGACATCGCTACCTGTTTGAGGAAAGCGGATGGGACGCAGACGAAGCCAATCAATTTATCGAGGCCAATAGGAAGGCCGCAGACAAGGCGCTCACGACCATACAGGGCAAGAAGCCCAAGATGGGCACGAGTGTTGCCAAGTATAATACGGAGAAGGCAGAGTGGCAGGCAAAGGTAGATGCAGCACAGGCTGCAGCCGACTACTGGAATACCGTAAGCGCTATTGAAGAAAATAGGGCAAATGCTTTGACAAGTGGTGAAAATGTTGTATCTTTGCAAGGAGAAACCTTAAACGCTGACGAGAGACAGGCAATGCTCGACGAGCAGAAGAACCTCGCAGCAAAGATTGCAACTGCCAAGCAGGTATATGGCGACTACTTCGATAGCGACTTTGCTGTACCGCAGGACGTGAACGAACTTGTTGCCATGAACATGCCTAAGGAGAAGATTTCTTGGGAAGGCCGTGAAGGTGTTCGTGGCTTGCAGCAGGAACTCGGCAGCAACTTCACAAGGAGAATTGGCAGGACGAAGGGCAGCACATACGCATTCAACCAATATCTTGCCAAGAAGGGCGAGGGCATCAGTACCGACAAGGCTATCCACGACATTTGGGAGAGTACGATGAACCAACTGCCCGATGGCGAGAAGCGTTGGGACACCGAAGAGATACGCAATGCTTTCATTGACATGTTCCGCAATGCGGAGAACCCGACAGACATCAGAGATTATGTGTACAACACACGTATTCGTCAGGCAGAGGATATGCAACGTGCCGAAGAAGAGTCTGTCGCAATGGCACAGATGGACGAGGACATCCGTCAGCGCATGGGAATGGAGCGAGAGGAATATGACGCTTGGATATCCGAAATGGCAGCAAGAGCGGAAGCGCAGGCGGCCTATGAAAACGAAACGTATAACGAAACAAATATAAGCGATGACAGAGGAACAGAAGAAAGCACTGGAACAGAGGGTACTGGAGAAGTGCAAGGGCAAGAAGGTATCGGGATTGGAACTGAGGAAGATAATCCTGCAAGTGTTGGACGAGATGGAGCAGGAGAAGACACTGGCAGAGTAAGCGCAGAAGAAATAGAGAGCCAAGAGCAGGAGGAAAGTGCAGAGGAAGAGGGAAAAACTTTGCCTGAGAGCGAAGAAAATCCCGAAAAAGGCTTGGAAAATCAAGAAGAAAATGCTACCTTTGTACTGACATTAGAGAACCTTGAAGCAAGTGACCTTGACGAAGCCGTGAAGAGTGGAGCGAGGGCATGGCTGAATGGCGACAAGTCACCTGCAAACCAATTGTCATTTTTAGCAGCACAAGATTATGTTAGGGATTTCAACGAGCGTACTGAACGCAGTGGCAGCAATGCCGACGGAGCACAGTTGGGCAGCGAAGATAATGGCGTTGCCAACGGAGAGAATGGACGAGGAAACGGAGAAGGTGGATTTGTGGATACAGAGAACGATGCAGAAGGAGTATCCGCAGACAGAGCAGGCAGAACGGATAGTGCGCCTGATGTGGCCAGCAGTGATGGAGAGAGAGGCGATAGAGGCGTATCTTCGGAAGAATCCGCAGATGGAGATGGCTCTGCCGTTAGTGACACCACAAGAGGCCGCAATGGTAGGGGCAATAGAAGTAATGGCAAACGTAGAGGACGAGGAAGTAGCAGCACAATTTCTTCAAGAGATGCTGGAGGGAACACGATTGCCGATGCAAAAGCAGAATTAGACGAAGCACTTAAAGACTTTGAGGATATCCTCAAGGAAAGTTTCACAGAGCCTGCTAAGGGCAAACTGCTTGCAGCAGACCCTGTGTCTTTGTACACCTATCTTGGAGCGGTCAAGGCTATCAAGTTGATAACCGCAGGTTCTAAGGTAGCTTATGCCGCAGCCAAACTTGGATATTATGAGTTCAAGGAATGGTTCGACGTGATGAAAGCCAAACTTGGCGCTCTCCTGCGTGACTATGCAGGCATGGACGATGAGCAGATAGACGGCTTCATCGAAATGATGTGGGACTACGACATCACCGTTGACGGAGAAACACGCAAGGTTAGGGAATGGGCATCTATGATGAGTGATGCTAAACTGCGTGAGCAGATGAGCCTGACCATTGAGGAGAAGCGCAAACTGCAAGCCGAAGCGGAGAGCACACCCACAACAATCGCAGACATTACTAATATACGCGAGAGCCTGCCGTTCTTGTTGCCTAAACAGCAGGAGGACGTGCAGAAAGCGGAACGTCAGTTCTTCACGGAGGAACATGCAGACGCAAGGCACGGACACGGCAAGGGTTACATGTTCACCAACGGAACAGGTACAGGCAAGACGTACACAGGTCTTGGCATAGTGAAGCGTTTCCTGAAGCAGGGCAAGAAGCGCATCCTTATTGTTACAGCGCAGGAAACGAAAATCAATGACTGGATAAGGGACGCGAAGAATCTTGGCATAGAGGCCACAATGCTCCCAGACACAAAGACAAAGGGAAGCGGTGTTGTCGTCACTCAGTATGCCAACATGAGGCAGAACAGGGCGTTGTTGGAAGACGAGTTCGACCTTATTGTGTACGACGAGAGCCACAAACTGATGGAGAATCAGGATGGCACAACAACAAGTGCATCTATTGCGCATCACATGCTATCCAACAGAGACGAGCGTCAGGCAGCGCGTCGTGTCATCATGGGCGGTGAGTTCGGGAAGCGTTACTACGAGGCGAAGGACGAACTTGAACTGCTGGTGAAAGCGCTCAGTACGCCTACAACAGAATGGACGGACGAGATAAGGGATGCTGTCTATGGCAAATACGGCAAATCGGGACTTGCCATGTTGGATGGTAGGGTGACGGAATTGCGTGACTTTATCGAGAAGTTCGAGGAGAGACTGGAAGAAGAGGTGGACAACTACCTGTCGGATAGCGAGAACGCAGCGAAAGCGAGAGAGGCAGCAGCTAAGACAAAGGTTGTGTTCCTGTCCGCTACGCCATTCAACACGCCTGCTAACCTTGACTATACAGAGGGTTACATCTTCAGCTACTCGAACAAGGACGAGGTGGAGAAAGAGGCCGACAGGCTGAAGCGCAGAGACAGCTTCCTTATTGACAAGTTCAATGCAAGCCATCAGCGTAACGCGAAGACGAATACTGTGACACGTATCACCCAAGAGCGAATCTCCGACCCATTGAAGGCGAGCGAGGAAGAAGTGGCATTCAGCGACTACATGCAGAACGACCTCGAAACAATGAGCGGACGCGACCTTGACAGCGAGTATGACTACAGCCGCGAGTTCCCAAAGTTGGACTTTGAGATGGCCGACCTGTTCAATGATGCCATTCAGTCATTGTCGGACGGACGATTCAATGCGTTGGCAGACTACTTTGACCACCTGCTGAACGACTACAATACAATGACTGCATACCTTGAAATCTTCAAGGCGCAGATGATAGCACCACGTATCAAGGAGTACATAGACTTGGGCAAGAAGGTGACATTGTTCCATCGCAGAAAAGCGTCTAACGTCGACATGTTCCCACCGTTTGCGCTTGCAATGCAGAAAGCGAGAGAGGCTGCAAAAAACGACAGCAGTCTTGAAGATGTAGCTGACCTGTTTGAACACAGATACCGCAAGTTGTTCCAGTGGGAAGGTTCTATCGACTACATGTTCCCACAGGAGAGTATCCTTAATGAGTTTATGACAGACAAGGAGAAGGCCGACCATGCGAAAGCAGTGAGGAAGTGGAGCGAAGAGAACAACGAGACGCTTCAAACGCTCGTCGGTGAGCTAATGCTACTAAACGCGAAGATTGAGGATGCAGACAGCGACGAACTGAGCAAAATCAAGAAGGAGATAAAGGAGAAGAATGCAGCCGTAGATAAGATAATGAAGGCGCGTCCGAAGCCAAAGTGCGCACTCGTATCTGTGTTCAACGGAAGCGAAAGCGCAAAGGACAGAGCGGATGCAGTGGCAGACTTTAACAACGACAACGGCAAGACAAAGGTGCTTGTTGTTCAGGTGCAGTCGGGCAAGGAGGGCATATCACTCCATGACACTACAGGCAAATTCCCACGTGTTCAGTTGGGCATCTTCCTGCCACAGAGTCCTATTGAGTTCATACAGACAGAGGGGCGTATCTTCCGTGTAGGCAATAAGAGTAACGCAATCTTTGAGTATCCGTTGCTCGGCCTCGACATAGAATTGAGCAACTTTGCCCTGAAGATAAACGGACGAAGCGAGACGACTGAGAACTTGGCACTTGGCAGTCGCGGACGCGGCCTGAAAGAAAGCATCTCGCGTTCTGCCCTTGCGTCAAGGCATATTGCACCCGAAGACGCAAAGGGAGTAGGTGGCAAGGAACTTGACAATAGGAAGGCACAGCAGGCAGACGGCTTCAGCGTAGCAGTGAAGAACTACGACGAGTGGAGAAACGAAGAGAAACCTGCAGATGCAAATGAGATAGAGATACCAGACCCCATAGGTTACATGATGTCGAAGTGGGGACATATCGAGAATGGCGAGCGTGTCCTGACACCAAATGCTCGCAGAGGCTCTATTGCACGTTACATACCCACTCGCAGCCGACTGACAGCTATGGAGCAGCGCAACAAGGACTATGCGAGGCTGTCTGCATTGATAGGCGGTAGCGGACGTAAGGTGCTCAACGAAGGCTTTGAAGGCCATTCGCTGAACAACAAGTACGACATTGTCGTGATGAACACCGACCACAGCGTCACAGAAGGGCGCAATATGTTTGGTGTCACATCTACTGCCACAGACGTTACCGATGTGAACAAGGCGTTCAAGCACCTTGAAGATAGCGGACGTGTCATAGCGTTGGTGGTAGGCAACAGAGCAGGCGAAATCATGTCGTCCTTGAAGCAGCAGTATTCGGATGCAGTACCAGTAGCGGAGATAAAGTTACCTGCATTCGTATTGGGCGGCACACAGAGCAGTATTGTTGTCATTGATAAGATAGACAACAAGGAACTGAAGGCACAGGCAGGCGAGCAGCAGACAATAGACCTTAGCGGTGCAGCCGACGAGGATGCCCTGTTCGCACAAATAAGGGATGTTGTTGTTCCAGAACGTCACATCGACAAGGTAGGCAAGATAGCACGCAGGGTTAGAGGTATGGCCACCGCATTTATCAATGCAGGTACATTGAAGAAGGAAAAGAACTGGCGTACAAACAAAATGGAGCCTGCCTTCAACACCGATTATGGCTACCTGAACGCCAACTTTGCCACAGGCAAGATGGTATATTTTACATCAGGACACGTATACAGGAATTTCTACGTAGAGTTCAAGAAGATAGCCGAAAACGACATGAGTTACATATCGCGGCTCGCAAACGATTGGGTTAGCATTATGAACCAACTCGGCATGACCGATGAAGAACTCTATGACAAATACAGACACTACATTGACTATAAGGAAGACAGAGTAGGTGGTGTGAGGGACAGCCTTAGAGCAATGGCACAAACCATAGAACTTGCGCTTGACAAGACCCCGATGCAGATGCGCAACATCGCAGCAGGCAGAGTTGAGAACGAGGTGAGTGGTTCGTACACCCTTGAAGGCTTCATCGAGGTATTCAACAGCCTTAACGCAGATAATGCGGAACTCGAAGCACTGGCAGAGAAAGTGTTTAGTGCAGCGTCGCAGATAGAAGGCTTGCAGTTCAAGGTGCTCGCAGGCGACGCATTCAGGAGTAGTGGAGGCCACAATATAGCAGCGCATTACGTGCCGTCTCGCAACATCATAGAACTGAATAGCGACGTGTTCAACAGCATACGCATACCTGACTCGTTCAAGGCACAGACAACGGTACACGAGACAATACATGCTCTTACCTGTTGGGCAATACGTGCGTACAAGGACGAGTACACACGCAGTAAGCTGACACCCGCACAGCAGGAAGCGTGCAAGACAATCATGGATGTCTACTCTCAAATCAACAACGACGATTTCCGTAACAGGTTGCGTTTGGGCAGTTCAATGGAGGACAATGCCGAGTATGGCCTGACCAACGAGGAGGAGATGATGGCAGAACTGGCAAATCCTGTGTTCCGTGCCGCTTTGAAGGCAAAGAACCTGTGGAGGCAGATAGTGAATGGTATTAAGATGCTTCTTGGCATTGAAATTCCGGGCGTAGAGGCAGAGAAGACCGATGCCTTGACCGCACTTGAAAACGCACTCGATACATTGCTGAACACCTACGATGCTAACCTTTATGCGCAATACACGCAAGGTGACTATCGCTCGACATTCCCGATGCAGATTCCGAGCGCAATCGAAGAACGAAACAAAGAAGCGCTAAAGAAATATGAAGAGTTAAGTCAGCGATATAATGGTGTACCTTATGAGGTGGTAACATTTGGTGAGTTGTCGGACGAAGACGTGTTTAGAGTTATTGGCGCTCAAGAAGAAGATATAGCAGAGTTCTCTGCAGAAGAGTTGCACGAAGAGGCGCAAAAAGTCAAAAACGACAAGACATTAAGAAAAAGCAATGGTGGATATAGCCCATTGAACAGAAAAATCATTATCTTTGCAGACATATTAAATCCTGATACAATCGAAGAGTTCTTCTTCCATGAGAATCTCCACGGCATTCTGCATTACATATACGGAACAGGTTTCCAAAGAACTATTGCAGAGCACTTCTACAATGCAGCACCGAAAGAAGGCGGTGCAAGAGACTGGTCGTTCATTGAGGAGAAGTATAAGAGCGTAGAGCCTTACCGACAAAAAGAGGAGTTCTTCGTATATTGGCTGAGCAACGCTATGGTGCAAGGCCGTGTAAGCGACATGCTGAAGATGCTCAATGCCGAAGATGCAGAGCGAATAGACAACATATTAAATTCGATAGGATATGACAGACAAACAGAAGAAGCCGACAGAAGGGCAAAAGCAGAAGGCGAGGGAAGCATTGAGGAAGGCAATGGACGAGGTTCATTGGTATTACCCAGCAGAGAGCAAGAAGGAAGCCAAGAAGTAACCGCAGGTCAGAACGCAAGCACAGAGGATATCTTTGATGCAGCGAAGCGTCACTTTGGTGTCACGCACGACATCCGTGAGGCAGGCTATGTTCTGCCTGACGGCACAATGCTTGACTTTAGCGGCAGACATCAAGGAGCGGACGAGGACACTGCAAGTGGGCAGCGCCACACAGACCACAGAGAGGTTGTAGCTCTCGCATACACCTACGACGAGGAAGGTGAGGAGGTCGAGACAGGTATCCGTACCGACATGACCGACTTTATAGAGCGTGGTGCAATCAGGATAGACGACAATGCAGGCTTTATCAACCTATCCACCAAACCAACTGCTGAACAACGTAACGTATTGCGCAGGCTGATAGCACGCAATGGCGGTGACGTTCAAGTAGACTTCGGCAATGGCTGGGACAGCGAGAACTATGTAGAGTACGACGAGGCGAGAGCAGCACGTGTACTTGCCGACATAGACAAGTATTATGATGAAGGCATCATTCCGACTGGTGATAGTCAGGACAGACGGCTTCACAGAGGTGCTGGTCAGGCTCTTGGCGTTCCCTATCAAGGCAGCAAGAGCAGGATAGCAAGAAGCATCATCAATGATTTGCCTGCAGGTGACAGGTTTGTTGACCTGTTTAGTGGCGGTGGTGCTATGACACATGCAGCCATCAACAGCCGCAAGTATGGAACATATCACATGAATGACATCAACCCGAAGGGTCAGGAGTTGTTCATGCAGGGAGTGCGTGGCGATTGGAGAGGCTATGACAGAACGGACATGACCGAAGAGGAGTTCAATGCCATCAAGGGCACTCCCGAATCGCTCGTATGGTCGTTCAACGGACTTGGTAGGACACTTGCCAAGAACGACAATAGGAATCGTGTGGCAGAGCAAGTAAGGCGCGTACAACGCTTGGAAGAGTTGAAGCCTTATGAGGAAACCATCGAGACGAGTGCCAACGACTACAAGAACGTCACGTTGAAGCAGGGCGATGTCGTATATGCCGACATACCTTACGAGAACACCGACCAAAGCGGCTACGGCAAGGGCAAGTTCAACAAGCAAGAGTTTATTGAATGGGCACAGGCTCAGGACGTACCAGTCTTTGTGAGTGAGTACAGCATGCCTGACGGATGGACTGAAATCAGTTCGTACAATGTACAGGGTATGCGTGGAGGCACACGCAATGAGAAGCTGTTCGTACAGGACAAGTTTGCCGACTATGCGAAGATAGACAGGCTGCACAGAATGCCGACATTCTACTCCAACGCAGAGAGAGCCGTTGAGGGCATCAAGCAGGAGAAGGCCACACCTGAGCAATGGCTTGCTATGATAACAAAGGCAGGCGGCTTGAAGGCAGGCGAAGACAAGTGGATGGGACTGTCTGCTTGGCTGAAAGGTCAGGACAAGAAGTCGCTCACTAAAGATGAGGTGCTTGATTTTATTAAGAGCAATCGCATAGAGGTTCAGGATGTGGATTATGCCGAGTATGGCGATGTAAATCAGGAGAAGCTTGACCAATACAACAGAGAGTTCAATGAGTACATGGCACAGGCAGAAGAGGAAATGGATAGCCTGTACCCAGCCGACCATGCAGACCGAGCATTCGAGATGATGGTTGATGACTATGGCGATGATTTCCGTGATGCGTTTGAATATCAAGGTACAGGCAGTGGTACTTATGAGCTTGTGCCTACGATGGATTGGAATGACGAGTTGACATCACCAGCCAAGTATTTCCTCGACGCAGAGAATACCATCAACAGCACACGCCTTAATTACACCACCGAAGGCCTTGAGAATAAGCGCGAGATTGCTTTGGTTGTGCCAAGCATTGAAAGTTGGAACGAGAGTGACGAGATTCACTTTGGCGATGCAGGCGAAGGCAGGGCGATTGCTTGGATAAGGTTCGGAGACACAGAAATAAGCAGGAAGCCAACAAAAGAAGAACAAGAGAGAATGTTGGCCGAAATGCCAAAGGCTGATGAGTGGGTCAAGGAAGATGGAAGTCAGTTTGTCAACAAGCATGATTTGTATTACGCTCCCGGTAAAAACAGATTTGACTTGGGTGGCGCGTATGTTGTAAATAAGAATGGAAGATATTATGTAGAGGTGTCTCCTTCTGTTCTACGCAAGTACGCCACAACTCCTTTCCTGCGAGACGGATATGACACGTTGGAAGATGCCGTTAATGAAATCAATAAGTTCATCGTAAGCAAGAAAAATGTTAATCAGCGCGTCCTTGTCATTGACGAGATACAGAGCAAGCGGCATCAGGAAGGCAGAGAGAAGGGGTATGTCAGCAGCGAGCAATCGGAGCGGCTTTGGCAATTAGGCCAAGAAGCGAAGCAAGCCGAACAGGAATACGCGGACTACAGAACGGAGTTATGGAATAAATATAAGGATACCTACGACTCAATTGGCGATATGATTGCAGGTGGGTTGACAAAAGAAGAGGATGATAAACTCCTTGAATTGCGTGAACGCTTCTCTACACGTTATGAAGAATTTAGAGAACTAAAAGACAGATTGCCTGCCGATGGCATCCCCGATGCTCCATTCGATAAGAATTGGCACGAACTTGCCATGAAGCGGATGCTCCGCTATGCAGCCGAGAACGGCTACGACAAGATTGCTTGGACGAAGGGCGAGCAGCAGGCAGAGCGGTACAATATAGGGAATGTTGTTGACTTTATAAATGTCGCACCTTATGAAGCGCAAAGTCCGAATGAGGTGGACGGCTTCGATGTGGATATACAGCCAAAGAACGGAGATACTATCCGTATATTTGCGGACAAGGAAGGAAACATACATGCGGGCGAATACGAAGGTAAGAACTTGTCAGATGTCGTTGGCAAGGCTTTGTCAGAGAAGATTCTTTCATCCACAGAGCCGCAAACCATAGAAGGCGATGGCCTCCGCATCGGTGCAGAGGGTATGGCTGGCTTCTACGACAACATCCTGCCTCGCTTCATGGATAAGTACGGCAAGAAGTGGGGAGTGAAGACGGAAGAGATTGAACTGCCTAACCTTGAAGACAACGGCCTCACGATGTGGTCTGTGGATGTTACACCTGAGATGAAGGAGAGTGTGATGCAAGGTCAGCCGATGTTCCGCGACGGACTTGGGCAGATAACCTACGAAGAGAGTCTTTCGGCAAGTAAGGCAGCAGGCTACACGAAGAAGCAGCACGACGCATGGTGGAACAGGACGCAGAAGAATATGCGTCACACTGCCGAAGATATGGCAGAGAAGATGCACATCAGCGACATTGTTACAATCGTGGACAGCGCAGACGAACTTGAGGACTTTGACAGCCTGACCGAAGAGGACAAGCAGTCGAAGGGATGGTTCGACCCGAAGACAGGCAAGATAGTCGTAATACTCGGCAATCATGGAAGCGCACGTGACGTTTTGCAGACGATGCTCCACGAGGGTGTCAACCACTACGGACTGCGTAGGCTGTTTGGCAAGCACTTTGAGACGTTCTTGAAGAATGTCTACAACAATGCTTCTCCCGAGATACGAAACGAGATAAACAAACTGATGTCGCGCAATGGTTGGAACTATGAGACGGCAACAGAGGAATATCTCGGCAAGTTGGCAGAGGACACAGACTTTGAGAACGCACAAAAGGCTGGATGGTTTGCACAGATAAAGAACTGGTTCATGGATATGCTCCGCAGCATCGGCCTTGACCGCTTCTTTGCTCCTGACTATGAGAGCCTGTCGGACAACGAACTCCGTTACATCCTGTGGCGCAGCTACCAAAACCTTGTGAACCCGAACAGGTATCGCAGTCTTGTTGACACGGCTATAGACATAGCGAAGCAGTTTGAACTTGGAGTCGGTAAGTTTGCTGAGAATGCAGGAAGCGCAGAGCACGTGGCAGAGAGTGGTAGCAAGTTGCACAGGGATGGCGACTTTACTCCGAGAGACAGAGCCATAGCACGTGACGAGTACGAGCGTATCGTGTCAAGCGGCAGCTATCAGTTTAGAGAAGCCGTACAAGACAGCATGCTTGGACTGCGTAGGGCAATGGAGAGCATAGACAATGGTACACGTATAGAGGACGTTCCCGACAGCGAGAATGCCTATACTGCAGAGAATGCCATGAGCAGTAAGAACGCAGCAGAGCAGCACAATTTCTTCCGCGAATACATGACACCATTGCTCAATGCCATACATGCCATAGCAGGCGACAGCGCAGAGAAGCGCCAAGAGCTAATCGACTACATGATGGCAAAGCACGGCTTGGAGCGTAACGAGAAGTTTGCTGCACGCGACGCACGTGAACAAGCCGACGCAACGGATGGTGACTACGATGCACTCTACGAACGGAACAGAAAGAAGGACTATTCAGGCCTTACTGCACTGACAGGCACGACAACTACATTCTTGGCAGAGAAGCTGGCACGTGATAAAGTCGATGCGTATGAGGCACAGCACGACACCACAGACCTTTGGGTGGCAGTGAACAACGCTACGAAGACTATACTCGCAAAGATACGTCTTGGAGGTCTGCTGAGTCAGGAAAGATACGAGCAGATACGTGACCAGTTCGAGTATTACATTCCTCTTCAAGGATGGGACGAGACAACGAGTGACGAGGTGTACGGCTACCTGACAAGCAAGGATAGTCCGTTGATGGGCGGCACAATCAAGCATGCTTACGGACGAATGAGCAAGGCTGACGACCCGATAGCAACCATAGCAATGATGGCAGACAAAGCCATCATGCAGGCTAACCGCAACGACATGAAGCAGCGTTTCCTTACATTCGTAGAGAATCATCCAAGCGACCTTGTGAGCGTTAACAGGTTATGGCTGCAGTATGACGAAGCACACGACGAGTGGATTCCTGTATTCGCCAACATCGACAAGAAAGACACGCCAGCAGAAGTAGCTCGGAAGGTAAGGGAGTTTGAAGAGAACATGGAGCAGTTGGCAGAAGCCGAGCCTGAAAAGTACAAGCATGGCAAGGATGCCGTGAACATACCTTACAAAGTAGTGAAGGGCAACCTGAGAGAGCATCAAGTATTGGTGAAGCGTGGCGGAGAGACATACGTTCTCACCATCAACGGCAATCCAAGAGCGGCACAGGCCTTGAACGGCCTTACCAATCCCGACGTAGAGGCAGGTGGTCTTGTTGGCAATATGCTGAAAGGCGTAGAGAACATCAACCATCAGTTGAGCGCATTCTACACAACAAGAACACCTGACTTCGTCATAAGCAACTTCTTCCGTGATATGCTCTACTCTAACTGCATGACATGGGTGAAGGAGAGTCCGAGCTACGCACTCGCGTTCCATAAGAACTTCGGACGTGTCAATCCTGCAATAATGGGTAGGCTGTTCAAAAAATGGGAGAGCGGCACACTCGACGAGAGCAATGAGTTGGAGCGCCAGTTCAAGACATTCCTGCTGAATGGCGGTGAGACAGGCTACACAAATGTGCGCGACATCGAGGGTCATAAGAAAGCCATTGCTGCCGAGTTGAAGCGCATGAGCAGTACACCGAGAAAGGCATGGCGTGCGCTTGGTCTGACACTTGACCTGATGAACAGAAGCGTGGAGAACTGCGCAAGGTTTGCCGCCTTCCTGACATCACAGGAGATGGGACGCAGCATAGGTCGCAGCATCTACGACGCGAAGGAGGTGAGTGTGAACTTCAACAAGAAGGGTGCAGGCGGCAAGATGGTCAATGCTGTGGGGCAGACAAACTTAGGCAAGTTAGGCAGCTACATTGGTGGCGGTGGCCGTTTGCTCTTCGTGTTCTGGAACGCAGGCGTACAAGGTATGACCAACTTCGGCAGATTAGCGAAGAAGCATCATAAAAAGTTCTTAGCAGCAGCAGCAGCAAACTATGCACTTGGCGTAATTATGCCACTTGTTGCGATGGCTGTAGGTGGAGATGATGATGATTACTACGACCTGCCCGAATACGTACGCAGAAGCAACATCTGCTTCCGTTGGAGCAAGGACATGCCGTGGATAACCATTCCGTTGCCAATCGAGCTTCGTGGCTTGTACGGACTTGGCGAGTTGACAACAGGTGTAATAACAGGCAAGGAGCATTACAGCAACGGAGAGTTGGCACACAACATCATCAGTCAGGTGAGCCAAATCCTACCTCTCGACTTCATGGAAGGCGGTGGTGGACTGCACGCTTTAATACCGAGTGTTGCAAAGCCTGCAGTGGAAGCAGCGACCAACACAAGTTGGACTGGCCTGCCAATCTACAAGGACACGCCATACAACCAAAACGACCCCGAGTACACGAAGGTATATAAGAATGCCGACAAGTACATCGTGGGCGCAAGCAAGTGGCTGAATGAGTTCACAGGCGGCAATGAGTACAAGAAAGGCTGGGCAGACGTAGTGAATCCGTCGCAGATAGAGTACATGTTGAACGGCTACTTCGGTGGCTTCTTCAAAGTTCCCAACCAACTCGTTAAGATGGCAGAAACAGCCTTTGGAGACAGGGAGTTCGATTGGAGAAACATGATGCTTGCCAACAGACTCCTGAAGAATGGTGACGAGACAACGCAGGACAGGAAGCTCCGCAATGCTTTCTTTAGGTACAAGGAAGAGTATGAAGAGACTAAGCGACTGCTTAACGATTACAACAAGGCAGTGGAGAAAGGCGAACTGAAATATGCAGCCATCGCTAACGACCTGAAGAACTCGGAAGCATACCAAAGGTATATCATCTTCGACGAATATAGGGGCATAGCAGACGCGCTGAACAATGCTGCCAACGAAGCAACGAACGAAGAGAGGAAGGCATCGCTCCTGTCAGCATACTACGAAGTGCTTGACGACATGGTGAAGGACATTGAATCGCTCAATCCAAAGGCAGGCGAACGTGTTGATTCGCTGTCGGAAATGGCATTCAATGATTCCTACGGCACTAATCTCCGCAAGAAGATAGGCAGCGACATCGCAAGGCGTTTGGGCGGCAAGGACAGCTATGGTTCTCCAGATACTGAATACGGAAAGAACTACGAGAAGGCACGCGACTATGTGGACATTGCGGCAGACGTGACATTGCAGGTAAAGAAAAGAGAGGCGAAGGAATCTGGCGACACAAGAGTTGAGAAAGGTCTTGACAAATATCAACGCAAGATTACGGAACTGAAGCACAAACTGACAGGCCTGCACCCCGACGATGATGAAGTAATGGAGAGCATAAGGTCATTGCGTCAAAAGGCACTGGATTGGGCAGAAGAGAACAAAAAAGAGTAGTGAGAAATAAAAGTTGGAATGCAGCGATAAGGGTTAACTTTGTCGCTGCAATATAAAACAAAGATACAAGATGGAAGTGGTATTACATCGGTTGAGCAAGGTCACGATGCCGAAGGGCAGGAAGGATGCCGACAGCATCAAGCGCAGAAAGGCAATCAACAGCGACGAAAGGGCGAGAGGTCAAGAGGTGCTGATGCAGGCACAGGCGCACTACTTTAAGTTCATGCGCTACAGACTTGACTATGAACGCAACAAGCGCTACACGTATGGCAATCAGTGGGGCGACATCATCTGTGTGGACGGAGAGCGCATGACGGAGGAGGAGTACATCAAGCGTCAGGGCAATTTCCCGATGACAAACAATCTTATACGCAGGTATGTCCGCAACGTGGTTAGTGCATATCGTGAACAGGCCACAGAGCCTACGTGCGTGGCACGTGACAAGGCAGAGCAGAAGCAGGCCGAGACATTGAGCACGGTACTGCAGTACAACATGCAGTTGAACAAGGCAAGGGAACTCTATGCACGTGGCATGGAGAACTTTCTGGTTGGCTCTATTGTCGTACACAAGAAGCTGTATGGCTGGCGTAACGACAGAATGGACAACTGGACGTACAATGTGCCTATCCCGAACTTCATACCCGACACCAACATGACGGACTACCGAAATTGGGACTGCGCGTTTGTCGGACAGATACATGACTATTCCTACGAAGACGTGCTGCACAACTATGCTCATACACCTGCAGACTACAAGAAGCTCGCAGACATCTATGAGCAGGCACGTGACTTAAAGGCTGGCATCTACACGTGGGAGAACTTCGGCTTCAACAGAGACCAAGTATATTCCGACTTCCTCTTCCCTGTCGACGACACCAAGTGCAGAGTAATTGAGGTGTGGCGCAAGGAGAGCAAGCCGCGTTATCGTTGCCACGACTACAACACAGGCGAGTACTTCAAGATAGACACAGAGGACTTGGACGAAATGGTTGTAGCCGAGAACAACAGAAGGTGGGAGCAGGCACAGCGCAACGGCATACCATACGAAGACGTGCCGTTCATCACGGCAGAGTGGTTCATGGATAGCTATTGGTATTACTATTTCGTCACTCCATTCGGTGACATCCTGAAGGAGGGCGAGACACCATACGAGCACAAGAGCCATCCGTATGTATTCAAGATGTATCCGCTCGTCGACGGCATCGTGCGCAGTCCAGTTGCGGATGTCATTGACCAACAGAGAGCGGTTAACAGAGCCTACATCTTGTGGGACTTCATCGTAAGGGCAAGCGCGAAGGGTGTATTGCTCATCCCCGACGAGTGTATACCACCAGACATGTCACCAGAAGACTTTGCCGACTCATGGGCAAAGTTCAATGGCGTTGTAGTCTATACACCGAGCAGGTCAGGTGCTACGCCACAGCAGGTAAGCAGCAACTCCACGAGCATCGGACTGCAGGAGATGCTGAACTATCAGTTGAAGTTCTTCGAGGACATAAGCGGTGTGAACGCAGCACTGCAAGGCAAGGCGAGCTTCGCAGGCGAGAGCGGTAGCCATGCACAAGTAATGGCACAGAACGCAGCCACAAGCCTGATAGATATATTTGAGAGCTACAATGAGTTTGTGACGGACGCAGCATACAAGGACGTGAAGAACATCCAGCAGTACTACGACGAGAAGCGCATACGCGACATTGCTGGCGACGATGCAGCCATTAACCCGAGCAAGGTGCTGACAATCGACACCGACATCAGCATAGCACAGAGCAAGGCCACAGCAGCCTACAGAGACAGCCTTAACGCATTCCTTGTTGAACTCTACAAGGACGGAGCAATCAGCGTGAAGCAGATGCTCAAAGTCGGTAAGTTTGACTTTGGCGACGAGCTATTGCAGGATATTGAGAGTCAGGAAGCGCAACTGAATCAAGGCCAAGTGCCAAATGGTATATCGCCCGAAATGATGGAGCGCGTAGGGCAAGGTGCAAATCCGCAGGCAGTTCAACTGATGCAAAGAGCGACAGGGACAAGATAGAGTGTTGTTTAGTTGTGTAATGATGGTTAATAGTTAGGTTAGATGAGTGCAGGCTGGCTGTGAAGTTGGCCTGCATTTTTTATATCGTAGCCGCAGAAACAACCTTCTTACTCATGCCATGCGACTTGTAGATGTCGCGTTTGACGATGCGCGGCAGTTCCATCTCGTGCATACAAATCTGCATACCAATGGCTCGCGTCATAAGGCGGTCATCGTGGTAGCCTTCCATCGCCTCGTATCCACCTTTCTCCGTTTCGATGTAGGTCATGTACTCGTTAAGACATTCCTCTTCGCGTTCAACATAGAGGCGTTGGCGCACCACTTCCTGCAGGTTGTAGATGATAACCTTCTTGGTAAGAGGATTAGTATGGAAGCCGTACTTTCGTGGCAGCTTTTGCCTGATGTCCTCTGCTGATTGCTTACGTGCATAGAGTTGCTTGCCATAAACGTCCGCAATGAGTGTAAGGATATACTCGGCCTCGCCCTTTGTGTTGTTCGTCTCGAGCGTGTTGCTCTCAATGACAAGCAGGGCATTGTTGTAGTATGCAGCCACCTGCGTAGCCTTCCAAGCCAGTCTGTCCATTTCAATGTGCCCGTGCCATTCCGCAGCCACAACAGGCGGTTCTCCGTCAATCATGGGCAGTCTGTCAATCACAAGGATATCCGCGAAGTCAGCCTTCTGCGACATGCCTTTAGCCACGTCGACAACAACGAGGTAGCGGTCTATGACCTCTTCCTCTTCTGTTCCCTTCTCCACGTCGTGCCAAATGAACAAATGCCCTTCCTCGTCCTTGCGGAAGCGCAGGTTCTGCAAAGCCTTCTCCTCCTTGTCTGCATCACCGAATATCTCGCCTATCATACGTGGCGGCTTGCAGCCATCCTTGAACTGCTCCACGTCTTCATTATAGAACACCTTACGCCCAGAGAACGAGAACGCCTCGATGTCGTTAGTAGGGCATTCCGAAGCCATGTCAGCGTGGCAACGGCACTTGGAGCGCTCCACGATGTACCAGTTGATATCTTCAAGCGTAGCGCCCTGCTCCCACAGCCACCAAAGGTATTTGCCCGACTCCTCGCGTGTGGATGCTATCTCCTCGCTGTTGCGGTTCTTGTATAGCTTTGTGGCGAATTGCTTCACCTGTCCCTCTCCGTCGAAAGGCAGCGTGTCCCAATCAACCTCAATCCAAGACACGAACAACGACTCGAACTGGCTGTTGCCTTCTTTGGCATCCGTATATTCCTTATGGAAGAAGTTGCCTGTTCCGTTTGCCGTAGACTCGTAGACAATCATCGAGTAAGGTCTGTACGGCACACCCTGAATGGTAGAGCGCACAATGCGGGCAGGAGTCTTCTTTTCCGTCGGCTCCCAAAGTCCGACCTCCGATATATGGGCGAGCGCGTAGGCATCGCCACGAATGGCATCAGGAGCTTCGTATGAAGCAATGGTGATTGTGCAGTCGCGTTGCGGTATACGTTTGTAGTCGCCAGTGAGTCCGACGTTCTCCATCTTCTTCTCGTTGGGATTATATTCCTCGCCCAACGCATACAGCATCTCGATAGGATAGCTCTCCAAAGCTCTGTCGTACATCGCCTTGATAGCAAACGAAGTCTTTTTGCGTTGTGAAACGATGATAGAGTTAAGTCCAGTCTTATGCACAAGTTGAAGCCAAGCCATATAGAGTTGGATACACGTAGAGCCACCCCATTGTCGAGTCTTCAGCAGTACAAGTCGTATAGGCTTGTTGGCCTTCCTCATGCCCTCCAGCTTCTCGACGAGCTTACGTTGCGCTCGATTGAGACGGAAATGAATCTCGCCCTCGCCCGGAGTACGTGACAATACGAAGATATACAGGACAGCCCAAAAAGCGAAGTCGTGTTTTATCCTGACACGAATGAACTGCGATATAATCTTCCCCTTTTCCACGCCGGAGTAAGGTTCTTGGCTGATAGTCTTGAAGAAAGCCTCGATGCTGCCTTCCTCGATGATTTGCCTGACGAGCGGAACGTCCATCATTTCCTTCGGCAGGTATTGTACAGGAAGTGGGAAGTCTGGAATCTCCACCTTGACACGTTCCCCCGTAGAGCCTTCTCCTGTGACAGGGTTGAACTTGGCGCGTCTGGCAGTATTTCTCCTGTCGTTTTCTTCGAGTATCAGCCTTATCTGCTCATCGTCCGTTATCGGAGCATGTGCTTTAGTTTTCTCTTCTTTTCTTCGTACCATTTCTTTTTCTCATAAAAGATAATAGTTCTTGCAGTGCTTGGAGTAATGTAGAAGCGTGGAGCTTTTTGGTTCACCACCCTGCATGCAATCTCGTAGATTGTAAGTTCAGGGTGTGCCCTTTTAATCTTCATTGCCCTTTTGAAAATCTCTCGGAACATGCCATCTCTGTATTTGTTGTGTCCGTGCGGCTTGATTCCCCTCATCATTTCCGAAATGACAATAGCCGCTCTTTCCTCGCTCACCCAGAACCGTTTGGCGGGAGAATTGACCACATCCACGAACAATTTGTCTTGGTCAACGAAGGCCGCTTCGTGTAAAAGTTTGCGATAAGCACGCAATAAATCACGATTTCTTTCTTGAATAACGTCCGATATGCTCCCTTTGTGCTTCATTTTTAAGCTGTTATCTGCCTGCAAATTTAGTACACAAAGTGTGAAAAATAAAACTCGATACCCATATAAAGGCCTTATTTTTGCGGTGACAAATAACTTAAAAACCAATTATAGACATGGCAGAGGTTGAAAATAAACAAGTTAAGAGCAGGCGCGACGCTATGGTAGAGCGCCTAAAAGGTCGTTATCCTGAAAAAGAATTTGTCGACGATGAGGCAATTTATGGCCAAATCTACGATGACTACGACAACTACGACAATGATATTGAGGGCTTTAAGGAGCGTGAAGCGAGTCTTGTAGACCTGTTTAACAAGAACCCAAGTGCCGCACGTTTTATAACTGATTTAGCAAAGGGTGAAGACCCGTGGATTGCAGTTATCAAGCGTCTGGGCATTGATGGTATTACAGACCTGCTGAACAACCCCGAGAAGCAAGAGGAGTATGCAAAGGCAAACGCGGACTACGTGGAGAATCTTGGTAAGGAGACTGCGTTGGAAGATGAGTACAATGCGAACCTTAGTGAGAGCCTCGCGCTGTTGGAGCGCATTCAGGGCGAGAAGCAGTTGAGCGACGAGCAGATGGATGCAGCGTATGCTTTGATAACCAAGATAGCAAACGAAGCCATTATGGGCAAGTTCTCCGAAGAAACAGTGAACATGGCATTGAACGCCCTGAATCACGACACCGACGTGGAGAATGCCCGTGCCGAGGGTGCTATTGCAGGCAAGAACGCCAAGATAGACGAGAAGCTCCGCAAGGCTGACGAAGGTGACGGGATGCCGATGAGCGGTAGCGGAAACTCTACCAAAGCGCAGAGGCCTGTAGGCTATAACATTTTCGCAGAAGCGAGAGGAGCTAATTGAGAGAAATAAAGGAAAGTGAAGAGTTAAAAACCAAAAAAAAAAGATTAAAAGTATGGAACAAGTAAGTGTGACAGGGTACACCCCTAACGTAGCCAGCAACGGAACTGCTGGTCTGCAAAGTCAGGCTTGTAATCAGCCTACCACCGTATCGGGTGCTGCTGAAGCCACTGGTGGCGTAAGTGGTGCAAACTTCATTGAACCCGATATTGACGAGGAGTTGTTTAAGTTTTCGAGCGATGACACTCCCCTGATGAACCTGATGCTGAAGGCAAAGAAGGTCTCTGTTGATAGCGCAGAGGTAAACCACTACAGCATCGACGAACCCACCGCAATGGTAACCGTAGCAGGCGTTACTGCTGGCAGCAACAAGATTCAGCTTGTGGCTGCTGACAAGATGAAGGTACACGCCTACGACGTATTGAGCGTAGTTGGCGTAGAAGGCTACACTGGCGACACCACCGCAGCAACTATCGCCAAGAGTGGCCGTCCACTGCAGTTGTTTGTAACTCAGGTAAACGACGACGACGAGTTCACCGTAAAGGCCATCAATGGCGTGAAGACAAATGCTACAGACGAGTATGGCGACCTTCCTTCTGCTTCTGCTACAAGCACGGATTGGAACTACCAGAACACCAACGTCATTGCAGCAGGCACGAAGATTATCATCTTGGGCAACGCTCTGTATGAGACACAGAAGGAGGTTGACCCCGACATGGTACTGCCGAGACCCGAACTCATCTACCTGCAGAAGCGCGGCATGAACAACGTAGTCAGCGACTACTTCGAGAGTCAGCGCAAGAAGATTCCGTTCTCTAAGGCAATCATCGCAGAGGCTGCCATCCGTAACTTCAAGGTGAAGGGCAACCGCACCCTGCTCATCTCTCAGCCCGGCAAGATTCGCGTTAAGGCTAAGAAGACAGGCGACATGCAGTATGACTACATGACAACGGGTGTTCGTTGGCAGGTAAAGCGCGAGGTAGAGCATACAGGCAAGTGGACTTACGATGAGTTCGTAGGCCTTGCAAAGCTGTTCTACACAGGTGAGGACGTTCCCAACAACTGCATCGTGCTCGCAGGCAAGAACTTCATGGAAGGCATTCAGTGCATTGACTGGAGCAACCATCCCGAGGTGAAGATTGAGGTCAAGACCAACAAGCTCGGTTGGAAGGTAACTTCTATCACAACCGTCTTCGGTGGCTTCGACTTCAAGCGTGAGCCTACAATGGACAGATGCGGCTACGAGAACTGCGCACTTCTTCTTGGCGAAGACCGCTTGGTACACTACCAGCGCAAGGCTGAGAGCAGCTTCAGCGAGAAGGTTGAAGGTGAAGAGGCAACACGTAGCGGTATCTTGGTATGGGATGCCCTCGCATTGAAGGGTAGCTGCCATATCTGGGTAGACGGCAAGGGCGGTGAGACCGCAGGCGGTGCAACAGAGTTCAAGCTCTGGACGGCCACAACAGAGCCAAGCGGTGGAGGCCTCGTTGACGGACTCGTGTACTACTTCACAAAGGCATTGAGCCTGAGTGCAATCAGCACGAAGAGTCCTGCCTATAGCGTGAATGCGGGTGAGACCTACAAGTATACAACCGCAGCAGGTTGGCAGAAGTACTATGGTTCAATCTCCGCTCAGTAATAGAGCATAAAAACCGACAGAAGGGACGGACGCTTAGATGCCGTCCGTCCCTTTTTCTTTCAAGAAACGAACAGGCTGACAAGGCCGAATAAATAAAGAAACTATGGGATACATAAAAACATACGGCATAAATGGGTTGCTTGAATGGCATGGTGTTATTCATTCTGGCGGCATTAAGATGAAGGTTGACTTTACAAACGGCAGCGTTACTGCTTATGGCGTTGCGCCAGCCACATTCATCACGAAGCACGAACTGACTCAGCACATCATTGAGAACAGCGAGGAGTTCAAAAGTGGTCGCATTAAGCTCGTGAACAAGAACCAATTGCCAGAAGCGGTGAGCGCTATTGTCGAAGAAAAGGTAGAAGATACAAATGAAGCGCCTGCTGTTCGGGAAGAAGTTGTTGAGAACGACGAAGCGCCTGCGGATGGCGGTGTGCAGAAGGTAAGCGTATCGGACAAGTCCGAGGCAGTAGAGTGGTTGAAGGAGCATTACCCCGAGAAGGAGTACAACGGCTTCAAGCTTCGTGGCAAGGATGCCTTTGCTGCAGCATGCAAGGAGTGCAATGTAGAGTTTGACATTCAAGGCTAACTATTAGCTATGGCAAAATACGTAACAGACACAGAGTTTAAGAGATTGGTGCGCGTCTGCTTGGACGAGAACATGAGCAGTGAGACACTCAGCGCATTAGAGGACATTGATACCCTGTCTTTGGACGAGCTTATTGAGAGCAAGGCTGAAGATGCGGCATTGTCGGTTGTCCGTGCAGCCCCGATAGACAAGTTGGGTGACGTGGCGCAATCTCTTGAAGGCT